ACCGTACCCGTAACGCGGGTGCGGATACCCCAACCAGGATTGGTAGTTCAATCCGCGATCTTCTCTAGTTTGGCTGACCCGTCAATCTTCGTTGGCTGCCCACCCGTTTTACGGATGCGTTTGTAGGCATCCAAGTCTTTATCAAGCTGTTTCTCTTTGCTGTTCAAATGTTGGACGTTGTGGCGTGTTGGCATCGCAACACCGGACATGCGCACATGGCTGATACGGCAAGCGAAACAGCCTTCAACATCGAGCGTTGGATGTGTTTCTGCGTGTTTCATTTTCCCCTACGAAATGTATGCGCCGTAACCTGCCGCAGTAAGACTAGCAACCTCATCAGCCGACACTTCGTTATCTGTCCCACCCCAATACACCTTGGCAATCGTCGCAATCTCATTCGGTTCGTTCTCGGTGTAGGTGCCGTTGGTGAGTAGGAACACATTCCTACCGCGAGGTTCGGCATCAAAGTGGCGGAACAGCGAATACGCCAGTCGTACCTCTTGGGAATCGAACTCCTTGGGTGGGATACCCAACACTAGGAAGTCGTCGGTTGGTGGTCTAAAGATGCTCACGAGACGTAATCACCATAGCCTGCCGCAATCAGGTCGGCTTTCTCCTCGGCGGTCACAAAGTTCTGGGAACCGCCGTAATAAATCTTGGCAATCAACGAATAGTCCCTCTGCTCCACCGTCGTATAAGAACCATCAGTCAATTTGTACACGTTGCTACCGGCATAGGTGGGTTCGGCGTAACGGAACAGGCGGCCCGCAATCGACATGTCGTGGCGATCCGCTGGGGCAATCTCGGTGGTTGCAGGTGGCCGGAACAACAGCAGTTTGACTGTGGTGGTGGATTGGCTGCTGGTGCCTGAAGCTGTGGCGGTACGTTGTGCGACACGAGCCGACACAATCTCCCTGCCACCCGTACCTGATGCTGTGGCGGTACGGAAACGGATGATGAGTTTGACGACCAGCGAATCGCCCGTGCCGGTGCCTGTAGCGGTGCGGGGTGCGATATGCAGTTGGCTGACGCTCGATGCACCTGTCCCCGAGGCGGTTGCCATGCGTGCGCGAGTAACCGCGCCCTCAGCCGTCTGGGTGCCTGTGCCTGCGGCTGTGGCGGTGCGTGGCACGATACGAAGCCCTGTGGCGGTCTGGGTGCCCGTACCTGAGCCAGATGCGGTGAAGGCGCGGGTGACCACGCCAGACGCGCTAGAAGCCCCTGTGCCTGCGGCTGTGGCTGTACGTGGCGCGATATGCAACCCGACAGCACCACCATCCGTAGTTCCTTGACCACTCGCAGTAGCGGAGCGTGGGACGACACGCTCACCCTCGGCAGTCTGCGTACCCGTGCCAGCGGCGAGTGCCGTGCGCTTAGCAACCAGCACCGTAGTAGTCGATGATGCACCTGACCCTGAACCTGTCGCAGTACGCAGCGATAGAACTAGACGTTGCGCAGTTGACGACCCTGTACCTGCTGCTGAAGCAGTACGGTCAACGACAACTAGACCGCGATAGAAACCTTGCGTCGTCTTATAAGGAGAAGCAAAATAGACGACCTTGCGGTACGTGTAATTCGGTACTTCCTCAAACTCTCGAAACCCAGGAGAGTCGGTGAACCCGAAACTGAAATCGGTGACTCCAGTAGCCATCTGGCTACCTCACCTCAATCCAATGTCAGCGTCAGCGAAGTGATCTGAAAAGTGTCACCAGCAGTCACCGCAGCAGACGACGACAACGCGCCAGTCCACAAACAGTTACCAGCAGTGGAGTTATCCCACAGCGAAAAATGCGAATAGGTTTCCGTGGTGGAAACGTTCGTCCACTCAACGGTCGCAGAAGAAGCCATCGAACCAGACGATGCAGCAGAGAACGTGACTTCCTCACGGGTTGTCTCTGTGGCTGCGTTGCTCGTGCCCGCTTCGCCAGGGTCACCGGTGTGCAGCTTCACGTAAACGTTGCTCACCGAGAACGATTGAGCGCGAAGGGTATCGAGCAGTTTGTTCTCTGCGTAGTTAGAAATCGACATCAGTTACCTCGCGCAAAATGATAGCAGAAAAAACGAAGGAGGGGTGGCCGACCAGGGGAACGTCGAACCACCCCTCACAATCGTTGACTGAACTGGTTAGTTCAGTTACGCGCCGAGCGAGGACGCCGACTCAATGCGACGCAGTGAAGCCTCGCGGAATCGTGCGTAACCGCCGAGCCAGTACCAGCCGACAGGCTGGAAGCGCTGGAGCACGTCGACCACTGGACCGCGCACAACGCGTGGGAACGCGCCGTTGCCATCCACGATCGAGTGAGCCTTGGCAAGTGCCTGACGTCCACAGATGTGGGTGCAGTACGCATCCACGGTGCCCGTCGAGCCTGAGCCGTTCGAGGCGTTCTCGAAAATCTTCGCACGTGGCGTCTCAATGAAACGCACACCTTCGAAGGCTCCGATTTCGCCGTTGTAGATACCTGCTGGGTCGCTGTACACGTGCGGGTCACGCCACGACGCAACACCCGTCTCGCGACGGAGGTCGTAACTTACATCGGGGTGAATGTAACCCATGTACATGCCGTTGAACGAAACGGCGTTGGCCTTACGGAGAGCAGCAACAATCTTGCGAACGTCGTTCGCTTCGATGATGTCTTCGGAAGCAATTTCGGTACGTGCAGTTGGGGTTGACGAACCGCCACCGCCGTACACGACGTTGGTGCCAGCCGAAAGCACGTCACGGATAACTCCGTCAATGCTGATACCGGCGTTGTAACCAACGAGGTTTGCGGCTGCCGCATCCACGTCACTTCAACTTGGCTGTCACCCATGACAACTGGGGTCACGTCGGTGTCCTCAGTCAAGGTGCTGGTCTTCTCGCTCAGGTCATTGAAAATGGTGAACTTCACCGATGATCCTGGCATTGCTTGTGCGACTGGCATCACGTCTGCAACCGCGTCGAACAAAAGTTCGCTGCGGAGTGCGAAGTACGCAATCCTGTCAAATGCAACCTGGTCTGTGAGCAGGCTGCTCTGTTGTGTCTTGGACATTTCCTGTGGTTCTTTCTCCCACAGGTTTATGCCCGTGGGCTAGATGTTTTCTGCTTCTTGTCTTGCTTGAGCCAAAATCTGCATGACCTCTTGCTCGTTACGAGCCTGGTTGATTTTGGTTGACCAATCGACCACAGGATCACTTGACTCACCGGCACGTTGAGCCTTCGTAATACGGCTCCACGCATCAGCCTCAGATTTGGCTTGCGCCGTCTCTGCTGCTTTCGCGATGAGATTCGCTTCCTCCGCTGCTAACCGGATTGCCTCTGGTGTTACTTCACCGTCGTAGCCTTTTACGAAATACTTCGAAACAGGATTATCCATTGGAACTCCTGCTTTGATGAAAGCCATTTCGCGTTTGACTGCTTCGGCTTCCGCAAGCTGTTTCTTCAGCTCTGCGGATTCCTTTTCCAGTAGACGCATCCGTGCCCGCACGGGGTCTTTCGGTGCCTCGTCAACATTGTCGTCTTCGAACTCGTGGACATTGGACATTGGCTCACTCCTTTACCCACACCAGGTTGGAGGTTCCTGGTGGCTGTGTCTGATATGACAACTACCAGAGTAGCAGTATGACTACTTTTGTCAAGGGGGTGCTATTGGGCCATGCCTGCACCGGTTTCAACGGTGCCGGAGGTGGCTCCTGTGGTGCGTGCGAATGATCCGCCGCCAGCGAACTCTCCGACGCGTTGAGCGCGACGGCGTTCCAGTTCTTGTTGGGCTTGTATGTCGAAGCCGAACGCTGCCCCAACCTTTTGTTCTTGGGTGAGCATCTGTTCGCCGGTCATTTCGCTATACAAGCCGGATAGTTCACCGACCTGTTCGAACACTTGTTGGGCTTGGGATGGGGTGTAGCCACGGGCAATCAGGTCTTCTGCGGTGGTGACACCGAGTTGGAAGCCTGCTTGTTCGCGGGCGCGGGCAGCGATTTGGGCGGCTTGGGCTTGGCGGGTGAGGACTGGGGCGCCTTTGGCTGGGTCTAGGAAGTAGCCGACGAGTTCTTTTTCTCCGACGTTGTAGAGGCTTTGCATCTGGCGTTTTACTTCTGGGTCGGCTTCGGCTACGAGACGGTATCCCTGGTTGATTCGTTCTTGAAGTTCGGCGTTGGAGACGTCACCTTCGATGAGTTTGCGGAAGTCGTCTGGTTCGTCGTAGGCGCTGAACATTTCTGGGCCGAGGTTTCGGCGTAGGGTTTCTCGATACTGTTCTTCCAACCCGATGTAGGTGGCTGGATCAAGTTCGGGGAGTCCCTTTTTGGCGCGTGTTTCGTTGGCTTTGAAACGGGTGCGGAACGTTTCGGTGTCACGCAACTGGAACAAGATGGCGTCTCCGTCGGTGATGCCGCGAGCAATGGCGTCACGGACGTTGCCTTCCAATGCGCCCAAACCGTAGCGGTTGAGCAGGACCTGTAATTGGGCAAAGGCATCAACACGGCGTTGGGTTTCTGCTGGATTTTCCTCGTCGCCATTGCCGGCGCCGCTTGTTGCTGGGCCAATGTCAGTGCGGGTTATGTTGCCGTCAATGCCGGTGACGACTTGAATACGGCGACCGTTTTCTTCAACGACTGTCGAAGACGCAGCGTAGTTACGCCGTTTCGCCGCGTAGGAATCAACTGGTGCAGCGGGTTGCCGTGTGGCTTCTGGCGCCAAACCAGGCTGTTCAGGTGACAACACGCCAGCCTCTACTGCGGCCTGTTGTTGGGCAACTGGAATCGTTGCTACGTCTTCTTCTGGAAGAAATGCCATGCTCATTTACGGAACCCGAAAGCCTTCTCCAAAGTAGACACAATGCTAGACACCTCTTGCTCAGCCTGCGGCGTGAACTGATAGCCGTACTGTTTATCTGACTTGATTTTGAACAACCAATCATTCAACGACAACTGGCCCTGATCCTTACTGCCGAACGCTTCAGCCCACTTCGGATCATTCACCCAGTCAATCTCAGACGGGTCCACCCCGAGAGTGCGCGCAGCGTAAGCCTTGTAGTTGTAGAAGATGTCTTCCAAAGAAACACCGGCATCTATCTGGTCTGCGAGGTGACCGTATTGGCCTTTTGCGGTGCGTTGAGCTTTCTGCAAAATGGAGTCCTCGGTAACCATCATCCCGTTGTATGGGGTGTTTGTCAATGCGGCTTTCAGTTCGGCATCAGATACGACATACCCGTATGCTCGACCAGCGTTGCGGATACGGTCAGCAATCTCTGACTGCATCGCAGTAGTCGGTTTCGCACCATACGCATAGTTGTAGACCCCAAACTTGAGGTCGTCGCCAGACCAACCTTTGCGGGCTGCGTCACGAGCAACAGCATCAAGTTGTGCGGTGTCCAACTGAAGATCGGCGTACTGTTTGGTTATCTCGTTCTTTTTGACGCGAATCAGTTCGGCTTGTTTTGCTGGGTTGAAATCAAATGCTTGTTCGGCTTCGCTTGTG